ACGACAGGCTCGACTACAGGCTCCGGTGTAGGTGCTGGAGCAGGGATAGCTTTTGCATTGACCAGGGCAAGGTGGAAGGCCGCCCATACGTGACCGTCTATCTGCCAGTCCATTCGTCCGGTGTAGCCACCGTATTGCTCTGCCATTTTGAGGATGCCGTGGCAGAGGTTCTTGTTCATTTCCCCGTTTAGGTAAGTGAGGTCGAACCAACCGAATTCACCACAAGCAAGCTTGATAGCGATTACTGAGGCTTCGCTTGCAAGGTTTCCGTCGATGGCTCCCACTGGGTAGCCACGCTCGGCAAGCGCGGCCTGTACTGTCATTTGGTCAGCTGTGCCAGGAACCCAGTAAGTCCAGTCGGAGCCCTCAGCACGAATACCCTCGCCCTGTAAGCCAACGGTCGACACGGGGGCAGGTACAGCTTGACTTCCGTCGAAGTAACTAATGGCGAGGTCGCGAGGGTCTATCCAGCCAACATCGCTGAAATTAGTGTTGTCGCGAATCTCCCAGTGAAGATGTGGACCTGTAGAGTTTCCAGCTCCCCATGTACCCTCAGCGCCACCTGTAAGGCCTATAACTTGCCCGATAGTGACATGATCTCCGGCATTGACTCGAAACTCCGATAAGTGCCAGTTACGGATTACAAGGCCGTCGTCGGTCAGAATGTCGATACCGTTTCCGCCTCCACCACTATGAATACGAATCGTTCCGGTAGCTGTTGCGATTAGTGGCGTGCCCTGGGGAACACCGAAGTCGGTTCCCATGTGGATACCAGAGCGAACGCCCGAATATCCCCCACACCATTCGCTTACTGTGCTGGTATCAAAAGGCCAACAAATTGCACTCATGAGAGTGTCGCCTGACTGAATACTGCGTCGATTTCTTCTTCGGTGAGTTTGAAAGCCCGGAACTTAGCTCTGGCAGATTCAAGAGCTGCAATACGAGCCTGTTCAGCTTGTTCGCGCTCCCATTGTTCGCGCTCCCATTGTTCGCGCTCACGGATTTCTTCTTCGGTTATATCTCGTTTGACTATTTTGGTAATTTCGAATTGATTTGCCATGAGTTGCCCTAATCGTTGTATCCGTAGATTGAGAATGTTCCGGAGAATGTTCCGGAAGCTGGATAAATAGAGAAGCCGTCTTCCGTCTGGCCAGCGTAGAGATTCCCGGCGGTGAAAATTCCGGCTCCGGAAGTTCCATCAGCGCCTCGGAAGTTTGAGGTAATTGTTTGATAGGTGTCTGTCGCAGGCTTGAAAAAGTCAATTGAGCCGGAGCCAGAGCCGGAGCCAGTTGCAGGGCCGTTAATCCAAGCTAAAGAAAATTGAGTCGTTCCAGCACCAACAAAGGCTGTTTGCGAACCACTGTCACGGAGCGCCAGCCCGCCAAAGTTGTATTGGGTCGAGGTTACGTCTGTTCCGTTTTTTCTCAGCCTTAGAGCGATTGACGTGTTAGCACTGGATCCGTTGCAACCAAACATGACCCTATAATTTTTGAATTCAGAGGTGAACAATCCGTCTAGAGATACTTTTGTGCAATTAGAAAAAGTTATTTGACCCAGTGCATTAACTGAACCCGTACCCGAAACGAAAGTTACTGTCGTAGCCCTGACTGGAACTAATCCGTGTTGCGATGAAAGGGAATACCAGCCAGCGCTATCGCGTCCGACAGGGTTTGTTGAAGCATTGTAGAGAGCGAAATATTGTTCAGTAACTCCAAGGTCTGCCCGGTAGGTTCGTGCTCCACGGTTTTGTAGCTCGAGCTGAGTTGCAGAAGTTGATGGGGTTCCGAAGATTGCGTCTCGCTCGGCTGCGGAACGTGTAGTCGGAATAAGAGAAGCCGGTGAGCCGATGGGATACCAACCGGCTGGAGTCATGCCCTGGGGGTTGCTTGTAGGGTCATAGGTTGCAAAGAATCGCTCGGTGATGTTCTTATCAGTGCGAATGGTTGTAGCACCACGAGCTTGGAGCGTGAGGCGTGCGGTTTCTGTAGTTGGGTTGCCCCAGTAGCTATCGCGTGCGGCCGCCGAGGTTGCCGTAACAACTGCTGCATTAGAGACCGGAATAGCAACGTGAGCGTTGAGCGCGGCCTCGAATCCTTCACCCATTGCTTTGAGCTCGGCTGGAAGGTTTTTAGCCAGGCTAGTTCCGTCTGGTACAGGAATACCGTAGAGAGGTGTTGAGTAAGTCATGCGGTGACTCCTTGTTGTATCTGGCCAAGGTCGGCGAGGGTGATGCTGTCGTGGTAGTCGATGATTTTCGGCGTGGTCGTTGTAACGAGCTGGCTGAGTAAGAGATCAGTGGCGGCGTATCCAGCAGGGGCAAGAGTCATGATGTGTTTCCATGCCTGACTATCTGCGGAGTAGCTGAGCGAGCCACCGATAACGGACTGAATCGCGCCCTTGGTGCTTACCTGGGTGAATACTGCGCCGGGGAAGTAGACGGCCTGAGGTGGCTGTGTAGTGGTGATGAGCTTGTCTGCCACGGTCTCGCTGTAGGTGCGCTTGCTCCAGTCGAGAGTTACTCGAGGCCAGCGGAGCTTTCCACGGTGTCCAAGGGCTACGGCGGTAAGTGCGGTGAGAAGTTGACGGTGTGGAGCTGTAGCGCCAGATTGTGAGATCACGTCGACGTCGACTTTGTAGGCTCGCTTGATGGGCTGGCCTGTGACTACGGCTGCGGTTTCGACAAGGCTTTCGTGACTTGCCGGGGTGGTGGCTCCGATGGGTGCTGAGACTTGAACCTCAGTAATCGACTCATTGAGGGTTTGCTCTGCCTGGTAGCTTTCGGCGTGGACATCGCTGGCAGGAATGACCAGGGCAGGGATGAGGGTTGCTCCGTCGTATGAGTTCAGTGTGATGGCGAGTTTTCCACCTGTGTAAACCAACGTGAGCGGTGCTGGATTGGTGGGTGAAATGCCGTCGATTTGGTCGGTGTCTGGGCGGTACACGGGGATTCGTAGTGGCGAGGCCTGTGAGTAGATTCCCTCGAGGAACTGTAAGAGTGACCAACCATCGCTGAACGGCCGTGATGCACACATTGAGGTTGTGGAGCCTGTGTAGCTCTGTGAGTATCCGGTAATGCCGGAAACGATGGCGGAGGCTCCGGCTGCGAGAAGCGAGGTGATGCGGTCAGCAATACTCTGGCTTGGCCAGTAGCCGACGCCATACTGTGCCACGGTGGTGGGATCTGTTCCGGGTCCTTGTGGAATTACCTGCCCGGCGGCTGCGAGCTTGTCGGCTGCGCTAATGCTAATTTTCCATACGCTTGTTCGAACGCCGTTGAGCATGACCTTTGCGTAACGAATTTTTGGATCGTCGAGGTTTCCTCTAAAGATGTACTTGCCGTCGGCTCGCTGAACTGTCACGGTCTGACCTGTGAGCGCGGCAGCGGCAAGAGCTCCCGTGTAGTCGAGGACAGTGGCGACAAGTGTGGTAGCGCGTGCCTGTTCCCAGATTGACGAGCGACCCCATGAGAGTTTGAGTTCGTCCAGGGCAATAGGTGCGGTGAGGTCGGAGCTGAAAGAGTTTGCTACGGCCTGTCCGTTGATTGTCAGAATGGGGGCGTCTGTCACGGTCATGCGCGACCCTGTCGACGGTCGTAGTTTTCTACGATTTCTTTAATCTGTAGAGCTGTCTCGTTGGTGTCAATGGCTCCGTTGATGGTGAAGTTGTAGGTCACGGGTGCGATGCCCATGCTCGAGGAGCTGGAAGGGAACGCGGCCCATGATGGCCAACCACCGGAAGCGCCTGTTACTTCTCCGTCGTAGCTCGTAAGTCCTGCAATGCCGAGGGCAGGTGAGAGACCCCAGCCACCTGTTCCGGGGTATCCGCCGGTTCCGCGACGGGTGGAAGTCTTTTGCTCAGCACCGAAGAGGCTACCGAGCCAGCCGATTGCATCTTGCACCCAGCCGATTACGCCTTTGATGCCGGAGACAATTCCATCCCAGACATTGCCAGCAATACGGCCCATGTTCTGAAAGGCGGAGATGATGAGGTTGATGTACTTGTCTAGACCGAGCCAGTGAATAATCTCCATGATCCAAGCGATCGCACCCTGGGCGAAGTCTGTGACAGCTTTCGAGACCATATCCCAGTTGGCAACGACCCAGATAATCGCGGCCACAAGGGCAGCGATGCCCAGAATGATGAGACCGATTGGGTTCATGCTCATGGCGACGTTCCACGCGATCTGTGCTGCGGTGGCGATAGCTGCGATGGTTCGGTATGCGGTGATAGCTCCGTTGAGAAGGAGGATTCCTCCGGCAAGGCCACCGATAACGGCCATGAGGACAATAGCTACGCCGGTGTTCTCTTTGACCCAGCCAGCAACTCCTTTGAGTGCGTCGGCGAAGAACACCATGACAGGGAGTAGTCCTTCACCAAGGGTTGCGAGGGCGTCGTTCCATGTTGCGGTTGCACGTTGCTGCGCTCCGGCTGCGGTGTCTGATTCCCTGGCGAATTGACCTTGTGCGCTGGCGGTCTGTTCAGTGAGCAGGGCAAGGGTTGCTTGCGCTTCGGCGTTCTTCTTGGCTTGACCCTCAAGACCAGAGAGCCCCATTTGTGCCAGGCGTGCGTCAATGTCGGCTTGCTTGAGTGAAACACCATAACGCTCGATGGGGTCACGTTCTCCACGGAGCAGAGAGGACAGGGCAGCGACAGCGTCCGAGGTTGTTCCTCCGAATGTTGCTGCAAGGTCTGCGCCCATAGTCATGAGGTCATCGGTCTGACCTGCAAGAGCATCCATAGGCGTACCCATGTTTTTGAGCTGTGAACCAAGCACAGCCGCCATCTGTTGATATTCAGATTGAGCTAGACCGAGGTTGTTTGCTGCATCCTTGGCAAGCTTTTCGACCTCAGTGGCGTGGGTTGCGAATACTGACTCGACGGCTCCGGTTGATTGTTGGAGTGCTGAGGCAGCTTGACCAGAGGCGAGGGCAAGAGCACCGATTCCGGCGATGGCTACAGCGGAGCCTATAGAGGCTTTCCGGAGTCCATCGTCGAACGCGGCGACCTGTTGGTTTGTTTCACGGAATTCACGCCCGGCTTGTTTGCCGTCTGCGATGATCTTGATGCTAAGAATCGCTGGGCTACCCATTAGGCGTTACTCCGTTCTCTCTCGTCTAGTAATTCGATAAAGGTTGCGATGGCTTCGTCCGGTGCGTCTAACAGGTAGGGCATAGGTTGGTTGGTTGCCATCGCGATGGCTATTAGTAGCCGGTATCTGCTACCGGCTGGGTAGGGTCCACGGGTTCACCGAGCTCTTCCGCTGGCTCTCCCGTGGTCACGTTGCCGTCTGCGTCACACGGGGCAACGACCAGGCAACGCTCGAGGAATACGTCGAGGGTGTAAGTGATGTGTCCGGCGCGAGACAGTGCAGACCAGGCGGAGACGGTCAGTGACAGGATGGGGGCGTCTGACATGGAAGGCCAGCCGCGTCGAGGTCGCAAAATATCCCATTGCACCATGTCGCGGTTGTCCAGGCGAACGGTGATGTCTTCGAGGTCGTCGGTTCCTGGCTTTTCGAGCTGAACTCGAACGTAGGTCGTGCGTAGCAGAGCACTCATGTTTATATTCCTTTGACTTTGGCAAGCACACTTTCAATGGCGGCTTGGTAGATAGGGAGCCAACGGGGTTCTGTACTTCGTGCCGCTTTGAGCATGAAGAGGTTGGCGGAGATGTTGCGTGCTGGCCAGCCGTAATGGATTGGACCGGCGTAGGGTACTGACTTGTAACCGGCTCTAATCAGAGCTGAGGTCTTGGTTCCACTTCCTCGAATCGTGTCAGCTAGGCGACCTGTCCTTTTAGGGGCTAGTCCGGCAGCGGCATCCGCTGCGATCTGTGCCGCCGAGCTGTGGGCGTTCTTGAGGTCTTGGAGGTCATCACCGGCCTGGCGGAGAGTGGCGCGGAGTTCCCGGCCACCCTCCACCTCATAGGTCGGTGTGGGAGACATTAGGCGACAGTGTCAAAGACAGGTGCGCCGGAGAGGTCGAAGGTGACTTCGTGTGAAGGCTTGGTCTTCACATCGCCACCAATTTCGATGGGCTCCACGGTGAGCACGCCTGTGATTCGACGGCCAACGCTTGAGTTCGGGATAAAGACGAAGTCGTGTTCTTCGCCACGGTGCTCCCAGAGCCATTCGTCGCGTGAGCCAGTGAGTCCGAAGTCTGCCTGGAGCTTGACCACAAGAGTGAAGGTTTCCTCACGGTCGCCGGAAGCGGTGTCACCCGAGAGAGCGTTGATGGGGTCGCCCTTGGTGATGTTTGGCACGATCTTTCCGCTGAGTACCTGGCTGCTGAAATTGGTGAGCAGGAGGTCGGAGCCAATGGTGAGCGAGCCGGGTCCAATGGATACGGTGTTGACGGTCATGAGATTTCCTTTTCGATAGTGAGGTGTGGGTAAAGCGTGACGGTGTAGCCCGGTAGTGGTGCGCCGGTCTTCGGCTGGAAGGTAAAGCCCTCTGCTGTGTTCAGGTTGTAATCAGCGACGAAGAGTGCGTGAATAATCGCGTCGAGGGTGTTCCAAGCGGCCTCGAGGTTATCTGCTGGCCCAGCTATGACCGAGAGCTCCCAGAGAGCACTCACCTCGGTGAAACTGGGGAATGACAAGTTTGGTGGGGTAATGACAACAACGCCATGTCGTGAACCGGACACGATTTCTCGGGGGTCGAGAGTGACGTGTACCAGGGGAAGTCCCTGAGCTGTGAAGTCTGCCAAGAGAGCTGTCTTGAGCTCTTCGGCATACGTAATCCTTGGCGTGGCCATTATGCGAACCCGATGAGGTAGGGGCGAAGTATGGGATACGCCGAGGCCATAGGGTCGCGAGTGATTCGGAACGGTGTGGGTTCGATGCTGTCGAACTGGGCAATACCGTTCCGGGTTGACTTGCGGTAGTAGAGATCAGCACCAACTTCGAGGATGGCGCGATCTAGAACAGGCTGCGGAACGGCGTAGGGGTTAGTATCTCCTCCGACGAAGTGCATCACGAGGGAGGTGGCTTCAATGGTTGACTGCTCTGCGTAGGCAACATCTTCTCCGACCGCTTGGACATACCAAGCAAGGCTTGTGGGGATTGATTCGGTCATTTAGGCCACCTCCTCTCGTGAATTCCTGTTATCGCTTACTAGGAAGCGAACGTTACTGGGGTGATTGCATCCGCGAACTCGGGTGCAAACGCTGCGTAACCGTAGACGCTGAACGACTTGGACAGGTTGAGAATGTTCTCGTCCTGCAAGGTCAGAGGTGCGCCTGCGTTTTCGTAGGTGGTGATTGCGATGGGGTCGTAGAACGCGGCCACCTTGCCAGTTACACCGGGGAGAAGCTTGACGGGAAGCTTCGCGATGTTGCCGGAGATGCTGGTGACGTCGATAGCGCCGGATACGTTGATTCCGGTTCCGTAGACGTTCATCAGGTTCTGGCCTGCGGTGTCCTCGAGGCGGTACAGCGACTTGAAGACCTCCTTGGAAACGTAGAGACCTGCGAGGTCGTAACCCAGCGAGTCGTACTTCTCTGCGGCGTCGGTGATGACGTCGAGCCAGTCTGCGTTCTTTGCGGTGGCTGCAAGGGTGAGCTTGTCGCCTGCGGTGACCTGTGCGGCCATCACTGCGTTGAACACGGTCATGAACTCAGCTTCGGTAACTGCCGAGTACTTGATCTGGAGTGCGCGGAGAGTGATGTTCAGCACGTTGACCGATGCACGCTCAATCGCCTGGCGAGTGAGCTCTGTCCAACCACCAAGGGTCAGTACGGGAGCGGTCTCGGTGGTCAGGGTGACCTTACCCTTGACCAGGTCAGCGCCCTGCGTAGCCTGCTTGCCTACGTTGACGGTGTTCGAGGCGAGCTTTGCATACTCGACGTTCATTCCCTCAGCGCCGAGAGTGTCACGGCTGAAAGAGTTGAGTACCTTACGGCCACGATCTACCAAGTTGATAGCTTCGCCAACCCACTGGTTGCGCGAAACACCATCAGCGCCGGTTGCGCCAGTGTAGGCACGGCGGAAGCGGTCGCCAGCTTCGGAAGAGTCGTTGATCTGGCGGTAAAGGCCAGAAGCGGACTCGTCGCCACTTGCAAGAGCTTTCAGGAACTCACCGGCGGAACGGAACGCGGGAGCGTCGTCGTTAGATGGTGCCTTGAAGTTTGCGAATCGTGCGTCGAGTTCACGGGTCAGGGTCTCGGCCTGGCTGTTGAGTGCCGTGTCGAGTTCAGCTCGGGTGAGCATTTCGGTTTCCATGTTGCGGTTCTCCTTAGAGGTTGGTGGGGCTGTTTGTTCTGAGCGGACTTGGGTAATCTCAGCCGTTTCATAAGCTGGGAAACTGACGAGCGAGACCTCACGGACTCGAGCGCGTGTGTATACGCGGTGGCCGTCTGCATCGTCGCGCCACTCGATTGGTTCAAAGCCGATGCTGAACTTGTTGATGACACCGTCGCGAGCCAGAGTGAGAGCTTCTTCTCCTCGAGGCGTTTCGCTAATGCGGCCACGGAGTTCCCAGCCAGCGTCGGTGTTGCGGTCTTCGATGACCTTTCCGATAACCTCACGGTGTTGCCAGTAGAGAAGTGCCCCTTCGGCTTCGATGGACCCTCGAGCGAATTCCTCGGTGATACCGGGGGATAGCTCGATACGGGTGTCGAATGGAACACCGATACCTTCGACAGTTCGTTCGAGGGGATCAGCTGCGCGAAACTGAATCTCGCGCGTGACTAACTTATTCATGTGGGAGCTCCTTCACGGCACTACGTGCCTGGATAAGTGCCTGTTGGGCAGGGGTGAGGTTTGGGAGGCCTTCGTTCTTGCGAACTTCGTCGGCGGTCATGAATCCGGCAGCCATCGCGACGGCGTATGCGTCGAAACGGGTCTTTGTGTCGGTTCGGAGAAGGTGGTCAATCTGGAAGCGTGCGACCTGTCCACGGGGCAAGATGTCAGTGAGTGCCTCTTCGATTTCGCGGAGAGGTTTCATGAGTGAGAATCGCGTGTATGCGATCCAGTCCTGCTCAACGTTTGAGTATGTGGTCGAGTCACCTTCGACGGCTGCGAGCATGAGGCTGGCAGGGGTTCCCATGAGTCTGGCGATCTGGGTGGTGTTGAACTTCTGGGTCTCAAGGAACTGAATATCAACAGGCTTGAGCAACATAGGCGTGTATGTCAGACCCTTACCGAGCACTCGGGTTCGGTGGCCTACTTGGTCGGCTGTCGGTTCGCCGGTCTCTGGGTCTACGCCGTTCCACTTTGCTTTGTAGAGGTCAGCTTGTGCACTGGAAAGCTCTTGGTCGGTGGAGAGGATGGCGTTAGGGATACCGGACTCTTGGAACCAGAGGGAACCGTAGTCGCGTGCGTCGATGGCTCCGGCAAGTTCGACTCGGGCGGCTTGGATAGGACCGAGGCCACGATCTACGCCAGGAACCCGAAGAAGTTTGAGGTGTTTGATTTCGCTCTGGCTGTAGTCGCGGCCTCGGTAGTTGTAGAAGACCTTGTTGGTCTTAGGGTCGCGTGAGACGGCTACTTCGGCAGGGTTCAGTGGTTTGATGTTGACCACGTTTCCGGCGTTTGGTGAGGAGGCGTCGGCGCGAACGAGAAGCCAGAAAGCGTTACCGTCCAGGTACAAGCTGGTAACGGTGTATTCGACGAAAGCCGAGAGGGATTCGTCAAGATCAGGTTGGCGAATGAGTGCCGGGGTTTCAGGTAGTAACAAGCCGTTGCGTTCCACCCCGATGGAGATTTGGCAGGCGGCAGCTGCGTGAATAAACACGGCACGGTAGACCGTTGAAAGTGTGAGCGCGGTGGCTGTGTTTACGAGGGTCTGTCGCGAGGGTGGGAGTACGCCTTCGGGAGTCGTCGGTGCTACTGCTCGAGTGAGCCACCGTGTGAGTACGTTCCGTTTAGGCATGATGCGAGTCTGAGACTTCGCCAGCTGTGGGCGTTAGTAGTCCAGCCCGTTAAGTGCTTAACCGTTCCCGAGCGTTCCTTTACGTTCCACTTTGAAACGCCACAGATTGACCGCTAACGCCGTTTCAGGCACTTGGAGACTAAAAAATTTGTATTCCGATTTCTTCGGGCAGGTGGTCGGCTCCCCACGTTGCGTTAGTGACAGATTCCAGCGCGGAGATTGAGCCAATGGACTTGCGTCTACCCCATGTCCATGCGCCGTCTTGGACGAATCGACGGGTTGCGAGATCAGCTGCGAGGTCGAGGGCGGCGTGTGGTCTGTATCGCCAGTGAGCACCGGAGACGGGGTCTGGCTGGGTTATCCATGCGTAGATGTTGGCAGCGGAGGCAGAGACGGCACTGGTAGACATTGCGATTAGTGGCAGGCCTGCGCGTTCGGCTGCGTCGGCAAGTGGAGCCGACGGGCCGTAACGGTCGATGGCAAAGCCGCCGATTTGTAGTTCGGTCTTTCCGGCTAGTTCGATGAGGCGAGGTAACGCCCACGTTGTTCCTGGCTCATGCTGGATTATCTCGGTGATGATGCGGTCGCCCTGGCGGATTGCTGCGCTAATGGTTGTGTCTACTCCGTCGACACCGTGAGCGGCTCCAATGGCGATTCGTCCTTCGGGGAGGAAGTCGTGGAACGCGGCTGCTCTCCACGGTTCGGCTGGGATTACGCGCTCAGTGGAGCCGGTTCGTCGGTTGCCGTATGCCCTGGCGAATTCACCTGGGGATTCTTTGAATCGTGCGGCCATGTCGTGCAAGGTGTCATCGTCGAGAAGGTAGCCATAGCCGGGGTGGTGTTTCTTGAGTTCCTCGAGGTCGAATGGATCAGCGTCGTCGGGGATACCCCAGTCGAGGAAGGCTGTGCGTCCTCCGTCGGTGAGGTCACGGTCTCGTTGTTCGTCGATGATCGCGTTGAGCCACTCGGATTCGATGGTTCCTTCGGTGCTCTGGATTATGAGCTGGGGGCGTTGCCCGATGAGCATCCGTCGAGTGTTCATCGTGGGGGCGATGGCTTGGAGTAGCTGAGTGCCTTGGACTTGTGAGAATGACCACCCTTCGTCCACGGTGGAGCGGTCAGCTTGCTTGCCGTGGAGGCTGTTCTCGGTTGGTGGGTGGGGGCGGAAGGTGGAGCCGTTGATGAACGAAAGCGCCTGAGAGCCGTTTGAGCGTCTGGGCTCGCCTCGAGTGAGTCGGCGGAGCGCGTTAGTCTCTGGCCATGTTTCCCACTCGTTAGCTAATGCGATGAAGTGGTCGCTGGCGTGCTGGCCAGACTGTGCCGTGTACCAGGTACGGCGGTCGTGGCCTGAGAGGCAGGTCGCCAGTGACTCGGAGAGGTCGAGGTCTGTTTTTCCTGCCTGTCTGGGAACGGTGAGAACGATGGTCGAGTAGTAGAGAATACCTTCGTCGTCGACTTCGCCCATGAGGTCGGCGGCGTACTGTTGCCACGGGATCAGTGGACGACCTCGAAGTGACGCGACTGCCCTGGTACGTTGCCCGATGGTCTGGCGGTCAAAGTTGCGAGGTGTGGCTTTCCGTGGAGCTACTAGGCCGGGGTAGGCCTCCAAAAGCTTCGAGTAATAATCTGACATCTTCGGGGTAGTCCTTGGTTTCGGGGTCGGAGAGTGCTGGGGGGTCGAGCAGGTCGAGCGTTGCGATCAGTTGAGCCGTTTCGTTGGCGATTGCTCGTCCTTTGCCGTTTCCGCTGTCGATGTTCCTGGCTAAACTCAGGCACGTTGCAGCTAAGGCGTTCTGTCTCGGGGTCAGTGGAGCTTTCTGGCGAAGAGTGGCAACGAATTCTCGGATAGTTTCCTCTTGTTCTCCGATAAAGGCTTTTTTTCTTTCTTCAGGCCATAATCCGGGGTTATTTTGGCTTTCATCAGGCATTTTGTAGCCTCCTTTCCGAGCCTTTTTTTATTTTGTTTGAGTGGGGGAGAGACGGGCGA